TCCTTATGCTGAACAAGAAGCATTTTACTTAGGCTTTGACGGTCCAACATCTTCATCTGCTACCAACGTAGATTGGTAAGATGAACTACGTAGGCTTACATTTACATACACACTATTCGTTATTCGATGGTGTTGCTACTCCAGAAGAATACGTGAACCGTGCAGTTGAGTTGGGGATGCCAGCAATTGCTATCACCGACCACGGTACTTTATCTGGGCATAGGGAACTGCACCGTATTGCAAAAGCAAATAATGTAAAGCCTATCCTTGGTTTAGAAGGATACATGTGTGCAGACATATCTGATAAAAGAGATAAGTCTGAAAGAGAAAGTCAACAAGATCTTGTCTATAATCACATTATCCTTCTAGCCAAGAACCAAAAAGGTTTAGAAAATCTTAATAAGATTAGTGAAATTGCATGGACAGATGGATTTTTTAAGAAGCCAAGGTTTGACTTTGAAATATTGCAAAAATATAAAGAAGGTATTATTGTAACCTCTGCCTGCCCAAGCAGCGTTTTAGTTAAAGCGTTAGAAGAACAAGAATTTGCTCTTGCTAAAAAACATATAAAATGGTTTAAAGATAATTTTGGTAGCGATTATTACATTGAGGTAATGCCACATAACACTCCTGAAATAAATAAATATTTACTTGAACTTGCAGATGAGTTTAACATAAAGGCTGTTGTAACTCCAGATTGTCATCATTCAGATACATCTCAAAGAGAGATACAAGAATTTAAATTACTTTTAAATACACATGCAAAAATTGACAAAGAGTCATCATACGAAAAGTCTAAAAAGAAAAAAGATATGATGGAAAGACTTGACTACCTTTACGGCGCTGACCGTAATATAACATTTAATAAGTTCAATATTCACTTAATGTCTTATGAAGAAATTAAAGCAGACATGCAAAAACAGGGTATTGATAGAGAAGACATATACTCAAATACACTGCTATTAGCAGATACGGTAGAAGAATATAACATTCAAGATGGATTAAATCTTCTTCCAGTTCAATATAAAAATCCAGATCAAGAGTTGTCAAACCTAGCACTTGCAGGACTTGAAAAATACAGGCTTACTAATAATTGGCTTGGCAATGATGTCTATGAGCAAAGGCTTGTAGAAGAATTAGAAATTATTCGTAATAAGAAGTTTGCACCTTATTTTTTGGTGGTTAGCAATATGATTAATTGGGCAAAGAAAGAAGGAATTCTTGTTGGTCCAGGTCGTGGATCATCTGCTGGCTCTCTAGTGTGTTACTTACTTGGTATTACAACAGTTGATCCAATAAAGCATGGTTTACTGTTTTTCCGTTTTATTAATCCAGATCGTAATGACTTTCCTGACATTGATACAGATATTCAAGATACACGTCGTGATGAAGTAAAAGATTATTTGGTTAGACAATATAGACACGTTGCTTCCATTGCAACCTTTTTAGAATTTAAAGATAAAGGTGTTGTAAGAGATGTTGCAAGAGTATTAGATATTCCATTAACAGATGTCAACAAGGTTTTAAAATTAGTTGATACTTGGGATGAGTTTTGTAGATCAAAAACCACAGAATGGTTTAGAGAGAAATATCCAGAGGTAGAAATTTATGGGGAACAATTACGAGGCCGTATTAGGGGCACTGGCATTCATGCTGCTGGCGTGGTTACTAGTAAGGATCCAATCTTTAGGTTTGCGCCATTGGAAACTCGCTCTTCTCCTGGATCCGATGATCGCATACCTGTGGTTGGTGTTGACATGGAAGAGGCTGAAAAAATTGGTCTTATTAAAATTGATGCGCTTGGTTTAAAAACATTAAGTGTTATTCAAGATGCAATAGCAATGATAAAAGAAAATCATTATAAGGAAATAGATTTATTGTCTTTAGATTTAACAGATTCAAAAGTATACGAAATGCTTTCAGACGGGTATACAAAGGGCGTATTCCAATGTGAAGCAACACCATACACAAACCTTTTAGTTAAAATGGGTGTAAAAAACTTTAATGAACTTGCAGCATCAAATGCTCTTGTTCGTCCAGGAGCAATGAATACTATTGGCAAAGACTATGTTGCTCGTAAGCATGGTAAACAGGCTGTATCATATCTACATCAGATCTTAAAGCCTTACACGGAGGACACCTATGGTTGCATTCTTTACCAAGAGCAGGTTATGCAAGCATGCGTACACCTTGGACAGATGTCCATGTCTGAAGCAGATAAAGTTAGAAAAATCATTGGAAAAAAGAAAGACGCCAAAGAGTTCGATACTTATAAAGAACGGTTTATTGCTGGTGCTTCTGCCTATATTGCTCCCAATCAGGCTCGTGATTTATGGCATGACTTTGAAGCGCATGCGGGATACTCGTTCAACAAATCTCATGCGGTTGCTTATTCTACGCTCTCGTATTGGACGGCGTGGCTAAAGTATTATTATCCACTTGAGTTTATGTTTGCCCTTCTCAAAAATGAGAAAGATAAAGATGGTCGTACAGAGTATTTAATTGAAGCAAAGCGCATGGGCATATCAATTAAACTTCCACACATTAATGACTCTGACTTAGATTTTAAAATTGAGGGTAAAGGAATAAGGTTTGGACTAACTAGTATTAAATATATATCTAATAACATTGCAAACAAATACATGGCAGCAAGACCTTTTAAAACCTATAAAGAGTTAGAAGAGTTTACTTTTACAAAAGGTAATGGGGTAAATAGTCGTGCTTTAACAGCAATGCGTTTAGTGGGTGCAGCAACCTTTTCAGATAATCCTAGAAATGATACAGAAATTAAAGAAAACATTTATGAATATCTAAACCTTCCAGAGTTTAATATTTCAATTCCTTCACACTATTATGCATTTATTCAAGAGGTTTGTGACTTTGAAGAAAAGGGTTCTTTTATTTTATTAGGAATGGCTAAAGCAATCAAACGAGGAAAAGGATGGTCAAGAGTTGAAATTTTGGACAAAACTGGGTCTGTTGGCATATTTGATGATGAAGCAACAACTATTGAGACGGGTCGTACTTACTTGGTTCTTGCTAATGATAACAGGATTGTTTCTGCAGTTCCTGTTGATGAAATAAAAGGATCTCCAAACGCTCTTGTAAGATTTTTAAGTTACAAACAATTACCTTACACAGAAGAAGAAATGTTTGTTGTTTCTTTTAAACCAAGAACTACAAAGGCTGGTAAAAAAATGGCTTCACTTACTTTAGCAGACACTTCAAGAGACTTGCATTCTGTTACGGTATTTCCAACAGCATTTCCAAAAGCATACATGCATATAGAAGAAGGCAAGGCATATAGGTTTAGTTTCGGTAAAACTAAAGATGGAACAGTTATAATGGAGGATGTAAATGTCAGTTAGTGTAGAGGACGTATTGTCACAGTTAGACCCAAGAATACGTAAGCGTTTAGGTACAGGAGAAGGTATTACATTTGAGTATCAACCAACTCCAAGTTTTGGATTAAATCGTGCACTGGGTGGAGGACTACCATATGGCAGACAAGTATTAATCTGGGGAAGCAAGTCTTCAGCAAAATCATCAATGTGTTTACAAATGATTGCTTTGGCACAAAAAGAGGGCAAAGTTTGTGCATGGATTGATTCTGAGATGTCTTATTCTGAGGATTGGGCACGGCAGTTAGGAGTAGACCCCACTAAATTAATCTACTCACAAGCAAGAACTATTAGCGATATGGTAGATGTTGGCGTTGGTCTTATGAATGCTGGAGTTGATTTGATTGTAATTGACTCTATTACTTCTATGCTACCCGCAATTTATTTTGAAAAAGATACAGATGAAATGAAGGCTCTTGAAAACACCAAACAAATTGGTGCAGAGTCTAGAGACTTTAGCAATGCTTGGAAAATGTTAAACTACGCTAACAACAAGGTAAAACCTACTTTACTTGTTCTTATTTCTCAATCAAGAAATAACATTAGTGCTATGTATACTAGCCAGCAACCATCTGGCGGACAGGCTACTAAGTTTTACTCTTCTTGTATTGTTAAGTTATTTTCTTCAGAGTCTGACAATCAGGCAATTAAAGGTAAGATAAAAATTGGAGATAAATTAATTGAAGAAAAGATAGGAAGAAAGATTCGTTGGGAACTACAATTTTCTAAAACATCTCCAGGATTTCAATCAGGAGAATACGATTTTTATTTCCGTGGAGATAACATTGGCATTGATGCTATTGGAGATCTTGTTGACACAGCAGAGTCTGTTGGTTTATTAAATAGAACTGGTGCTTGGTATCAACTAGATGATGGAACTAAGGTTCAAGGAAGAGATGGAATAGTTAATAGAATAAAAGAAGATCTAGATTTACAGCAACAATTAAAAGATAAGTTGAGCAATGTCTAAAGAGTTTACTGTTTATCCAGGAAAGTTTCCATGCAAAACTTGTCAAGAAGAAGTCTTGTCTTTAAGATATTGGAAAGAAACTGGAGATGCAACTTGGATGTGTTCTAAAAAACATATATCAAAAGTTGGACTAATACCACCCAAAAGAAAGAAAAGGGATTTTATAAATGAGTGAAAGAAGTGAGTCTAAAAGAATTGGTGCTAAACAACACAAGAATTCAGGTCGCAATAATAAAAAAGGAGATGCAACATGGAGAAACTTTATTGTTGATTTTAAAGAGGTTAGCAAATCTTTTACTTTAAACAAGGATGTGTGGGCTAAGGCTGTTACTGATTCTATTAAATCAGGAACTGATAAATCTCCTGCAATAATTGTTATTTTAGGTGAGGGTAACACAAAGGTAAGACTTGCTATAATTGAAATGGATCTTTTAGAACAACTAACAGAGGGGGAATAGAGTGACACAACAGGTTCAGCCAACAGGAACGACAATAGATATGGTCAATGGTTTAACTGAAATTGCTGACTACATGAAGGATGAAGAACTAACAATGGCTTTAACAATGATTGCTAAGTTAATCATTAAGCCAGATGTTCCGCTTAATGTTGCTACCGTAGAAATCGTAAGACTTCAGGCAATAGCAGCAAAAATGTCATTTAGAGCAACTTGGATGGCTAACGTAGACAAAAGTGACAGGGCAAAAAAGAACATATATTTCACGGCAGCAGAATCAATTAACAACTTAGTCTCAGCACTCAAATACATAATACGCTAACCTGCTATACTTATATAAAACAAAGGATGAAAATGACTAAAAACTTATTAAAACAGATTATGATTAAGCAAGATGAACCAATACATAACGGAGATGTTGACTATACTGAAGGTTTGGTAGATGCTATCCAAAAAGGATACATTGCTGACATTAAGCCAAAATTTACTAAAAAATATTCTTTCTCACCATCAGGATTGGCTTGGGGGTCTGGAGAGTGTGCTCGTTTCTGGTACCTTGCATTTGATGGTCAAGTATTTTATGATGATGCAAGTCCTTACGGTGTAGCAAATAGAAATAGCGGTACTTTAAGTCATGACAGAATTCAAGATGCAATGATTAGTGCAGATATTCTTGATAAGAGTATGGAGTTTGAAACAACAGAGCGAAAGTATGGCAAACAAAAACATCCTGCATTAGAATTTACAGTTAAAGTAGATGATCCACCAATATTTGGTTATGGCGATGCAATGCTTGATTTTAATGGACAGTCTATTGTTGCTGAAATTAAAACAATGCCAAATGATGGATTTGAGTATAAGAAAGCAAGCAGGAAGCCTAAAGGTGGGCACCTAATGCAATTGTTAATGTATATGAAAATATTAAATAAAGATAAAGGCGTTTTAATTTATGAAAATAAAAACAATCACGAGTTATTAACACTTCCAGTACAGGTTAATGACGAGTATCGTAAGTGGATTGATTACGCATTTAACTGGATGAGGCAGGTCCGTAAGGCTTGGACAGACAGAGAAATTCCAGTTAAAACATATAGGTCTAACTCTAAAATCTGCAAGGGTTGTCCTATTCAAAAAGCCTGTGCAGAGGCAGAAACAGGGGTTCTTAAAATTAAACCTCTTGAGGGGCTTAGTGAAACTTTGTGAAAAGTGTAACAAAGGCTTTACACCTAAAGTAACTTATCAAATTTATTGCGGCACTGAGTGTCGATCATCTGCAACAAAAGATAAAATAGTAGAAAGATATCAATTAACTCGTAGGCAAAAAAGAATTGGAAAAGTCAGAAAATGTTTTGGTGGTTGTGGACAACAACTATCTATATATAACGATTCTGGCTTTTGTTCTAATTGCAACGTAAGTAAAAAAGAAGTAAACAAAATGTTAAAAGAGATAAAGGGGTTTTTTGATTATGAACAAGACTAATCAACCAACAAGAATTTGTTCTATTGATGCTAGTACTAATAGCCTTGCATATGCGGTGTTTGATAATAAAGACCTTAAAGAAATTGGTAAAATAAATTTTGAGGGAAATGACATATATTTAAAAGTAGGAGATGCAGCAAGAAAAACTAAAGCATATTTTGAAACGGTAATGAAGGCAGATGCTATCGTAATTGAACATACTGTATTTATGAATAGCCCAAAAACTGCTGCTGACCTTGCATTAGTTCAAGGGGCATTGCTTGGTGCTGCTGCCATGTGTGGCATTAGAACAGTGGGAAAGGTTTCTCCAATTACTTGGCAAAACTATTTAGGTAATAAAAAATTAACAAAAGAAGAACAAATGTTAATTAGATCTAAGAATCTTGGTAAATCAGATTCTTGGTACAAGTCTTTTGAAAGGCAATTTAGAAAAGAAAGGACTGTGAAATTAATTGAAATCATTTATGATAAAAATATTAACGATAATGACGTTGCTGACGCTTGTGGTATCGGTCATTGGGCTATTAATAATTGGGATAAGGCAATAGGAAAAATATAATGCCAGAACTAAATGCCAACATACCACCTATAGAGTGCTATGTTCGTGGAAACTATTTAAGGAATCAATTAGATAGTCATGACAAGTATTTCCCATGTGTTATATTTGGTGTTGCTAGTATAAAAAGCAGAAGTCCTTTATTTCACATAATGATGGAAGACGGTGGGCTATGGTGGAGATTGCCAATTAGTGCATTTTGTACAAAACCTGGAGTTCCTGAAGTAGACTTACACAATTTAGTTTTATGGAACTCCTTTAGCCATCACATATCTGTGACTAAATTTGAAAATCTTACAAACCTTAGAATGTCATATATTGATAGAACAAAGACAAGACATGATGGAACATATCTCTTTACTCTTGACTGGCATAATCCAGATGCAAACGTTATGGATGACGGGTATTCAGAAAGTCCTTCTGAGCACAAATGTGGACACGTCATACAACGAGATGATGGCAACTTTGCTGTTCAGCCCAATAATAGAGTTCGTATTTATGAACCTTCCTTTACCCTGAAAAAAGATTATGTTATTGAAAGAATAATTAATGATTATAAATGGGATGTTGAAAATCAAAATAAATGGATGCTGGAAGACTCTGATAAATTTTATTATGATATTAATACAAAAGAGGTTGACAAATAATACTATGAGTGGTAAACTGTATACAAGTGAGGTTTGGCTTCGTAAGAGATATCTTATAGATAAAAAATCTCCACAAGATATTGCTAAAGAATGTGGGGCAAGCATAGAAACAATCTATGTATACCTTGCAAAATTTGGATTAAGGAAGTCAAAACGATGAGTAATAATTTAAATATTACGGTTGATCAAGTTAATCATCCGTTACATTATACAACTGACCCAAGTGGCGTAGAGTGTATAGAAATTACAAGACACCGAAATTTTAACATAGGGAATGCTTTTAAATATTTGTGGAGGGCGGGATTAAAAGATGAGGCTAAAACAATACAGGATTTAGAAAAAGCAATTTTTTATATTAAAGATGAAATAAATAGATTAGAAGGTAAATATCATGTCAACTGAGTCAGACTTAGTAAATCATCTTGATGAAGTAAACAAAGTCGTTGCAGAGTATCTTAAAGGTCAAGATCCTACAAAAATTTCTAAAGAGTTAGATATTCCAAGAACTCGTGTTGTTTCATTAATTAATGAGTGGAAGGTTATGGCATCTGCTAATGATGCTATTCGTGCTCGTGCCAAAGAGGCACTTGCTGGCGCTGATGCACACTACAGTAAATTAATAACAAGATCTTATGAAGTTATTGATGAAGCATCAATGACAAATAATCTTAGCGCAAAGACTCAAGCAATTAAGTTAGTTATGGATATTGAAAAATCTAGAATTGAAATGTTACAAAAGGCTGGATTGTTAGAAAATAAAGAACTTGCAGAAGAAATGATTCAAATTGAAAAAAGGCAAGAGGTATTGGTTGAAATACTTAGAGAGATTGCTTCTACGCATCCAGAAGTGCGTGATTTAATTATGCAACGTCTTTCTCAGATTGCCAAAGAAGGAGAAGTGATTACAATTGTCCACGATGTTCAATGATTTTCTTGAAGTATTAAAAGAAAATCAATTTGAAGAAAAGCCAGTAGACGCAAAAACATTTGTTGAGTCTTCTGAATATTTAGGACAACCACCATTATCTTCAATTCAATATGACATTGTAGAAGCAATGAGTCAAATATACAAAAAAGAAGACTTACAAGAATTATATGGATCTGTAGAGGGGGCAAGATATTATGATAAATATACTAAAAATGAAATCATTTTACAGTTGGGCAAAGGTTCTGGTAAAGATTTCACCTCTACTGTTGCTTGTGCTTATATTGTTTATAAGTTACTATGTCTCAAAGATCCTGCAAGATATTTCGGAAAACCAAGTGGAGATGCAATAGATTTAATTAACGTTGCTATTAACGCACAACAAGCAAAAAATGTTTTCTTTAAAGGTTTTAAAACAAAGATTGAGAAGTCTCCGTGGTTTGCTGGTAAGTATAACGCTAAAGCAGATTCAGTTGAGTTTGATAAATCAATTACAGTTTATTCTGGTCACTCTGAAAGAGAATCGCATGAGGGTTTAAACTTATTGCTTGCAGTGCTTGATGAGATTTCTGGTTTTGCATCTGAGGTTGGCACTGGTAATGAACAAGGCAAAACTGCAGAAAATATTTATAAAGCATTTCGTGGATCTGTAGATTCTCGTTTTCCAGATCTTGGTAAGGTAGTTTTACTTTCTTTTCCACGGTATCAAGGAGACTTTATTTCTAAAAGATATGATGATGTAATTGCAGAAAAAGAAACAATAGAAAAGAAACATATTTTTATTATGAATGAAAACTTACCACACAATGACATAAATAATCAATTTGAAATTAGTTGGGAAGAAGATAGCATTATTTCATATAAGGTTCCAAAAATTCTAGCACTTAAAAGACCAACATGGGAAGTAAATCCTACTAGAAAGATAGATGATTTTAAACTAGCATTTTATACAGACTTAGGAGATGCAATGATGCGTTTTGCTTGTGTTCCTACATATGCGTCTGATGCGTTTTTTAAACAAAAAGATAAGTTACAAAAATGTATGAATACCAGAAACCCTGTAGATTCTTTTAGAAGGTTTGACGAAACATTTAAAGCAGATCCAGAAAAAATATATTATATCCATGCTGACCTTGCACAAAAACATGACAAGTGTGCTGTTGCTATTGCTCATGTTGATAAATGGGTTAATATTCAGGTTATTAAAGATTATGAGCAGGTAGCCCCTATTGTTGTTGTTGATGCCGTTGCTTGGTGGGAGCCAAGAGCAGAAGGACCAGTGAATTTATCAGAGGTAAAGCAGTGGATTATTAACTTACGTAGAGAAGGTCTCAACATTGGTATGGTTTCTTTTGACCGTTGGCAATCATTTGACATTCAAAATGAGTTGCAGGCTGTTGGAATTAGAACAGAAACAGTATCTGTTGCTAAAAAACACTACGAAGATTTGGCTATGATGATTTATGAAGAGCGTGTTGCAATGCCAATGATTCCATTGCTGCTAGAAGAAATGTCAGAATTAAAAATAATGAAAGGCAATAGAGTTGACCATCCTCGAAAAAAATCAAAAGATTTAGCGGATGCAGTTTGTGGAGCGGTATTTTCAGCAATTTCACATACTCCAAAGACTAATAATACAGAGATAGAGGTCCACACTTGGAGTTCTGCAACACGACTTGCGGAGAAGCAGCAACGTATGGTAGAATTAGATAGTCGGGAAATACCTAACGATGTTAAGGATTTTCTAGATAAACTAAACTTAATATAAACTAATAAGGAGAAGAATGAATTCATTTAAGAAACTTGCCACAGTCTTGGCTGCAGCCTTGACACTTGGCGTGATGTCGGCACTTCCGACACAGGCTACAGTATATGCTGACGTTGTCACCATCGATGCCGTAGCAGATACAATTAATCCTGGTGAGACTGCAACAGCAGTAGTATCAGTATCATTTTTGGGAACAAGTATTGGAGATACCGTTTCGGTAATATCTGCAGTACTATCTGCCCCATCTACTGCTAGCGTTCCACAGTTTGCCGTTACAGAAACATCTAGCGCAACAGTGGCACTATCAGCAGACACAAAAACAGCAGCAGTATCTCCAGCAACTAATACTTCTGGTTATGTTACTGCAAAGTTGACATCATCATTTTATGTGCCTACCGTCGCTGGATCATATGTAGTTAGATTTATCCCTACATTGACTAGCGCATCTGGTTCAGTTACATCTGCTGCCCTTACATGGACAGTTACTGTTACCGCTCCAGATCTTAAGGCATCAACTGCTTATACAACATCTATTTTAAATGCTGGTGAAACAATCTCAGCAACAACAGATGCTACTGTATATGCTTCAAAGACAGTCTCATCTGATGCAGCAGCAGTTATTGTTTTAACTCAAAAGAATGCTGTTAATGCTTCTGCTTCAGAATCTGTTACAGCAACAATTTCAGGAGCGGGTATGTTGGGTTATGGTACAAACCATACAACAATTAACGGTCTTGGTAGATCATTAGTTGTACCTGCAGGAAACTACATTGGAGTATTCTCTGATGGAACATCTGGCGTAGGAACAATTACTCTTACTTCACAATCTGGAGCATTGTTAGCAACAGAAAAAGTAACGTTTTATGGTGACATTGCCAAAGTTGTTACAACTGTAAAGAAGCCAGCAATTGCTGTAGGTTCTAATGCAGACGCAATTTCTGCCGTAGCATATGATGCTGCTGGCGTAGTTGTAGGAGCAGGAACATTAACAGTTACTTCAAATGATCTTACAGTAATCAGCAACTCAGCAACAACTGCTTCTATTTCTAATGGTGAAGCGTTGTTTTCTTTGGCTGGTGTTAAGACTGGTTCAGCAGGTGTAGTAGTAAAGAGTGGAACAATCTCTGCAGACACAGTTACTGTGCGTGTAGAGGCTGCCGTTGCTTCTATTAAGTTGGCTTTTGATAAAGCAAACTATGTAGCAGGAGAGCAAGCCACAATTACTCTTTCACCAGTTGATGCAACAGGTGCCGTATTGTCTGGAAAGACATATGCTAACCTACTTGCTTCTACAGGAATTACTACAAGTTATTCTTTTGGTGGATCAAGCGATACCATTACTGCAACATCTATTACAACTGACGCAAATGGTGTAAAAACTTACAAGGTTTACATGCCATTATC